TTATCTTGCAGCAGGTTAGAGATTTCCTGTTTCATTGCTTCTAGTGCATTGATCTGTCCTATTGTATACTTGTAAGTTTCCATATTGTAAACCCCACCAGAAGTAACGTTAAGCGACAACATTTCTAATCGTTTCTTTATCGATTTTTGTATTTTATAAATTACGTCTACAGAATCCATTAAGCTAAATCTTTATAATATCTTTCATAACTTTTATTAGACGCATACTCATCGCCTAATTTGCTCTTGATATGAGAGCCAATATAAGTCTCTTTTTTAGGAAAAACAGCTTTAGTAGTTATTTTTTCCTTATTTTTTCTTTTTAACTGGTTTTTTCGATCCATGTTTATATACAGCCTTTTTAACACTTCCACCTTTTTTGAAAGATTGTTTTCTGTAAGGTCTGTTTCCAAAATCATTTCTCATAGTTTTTCTCCTTATTTTTTTCCACCATTTCTAAAAATTTGAGTCCCCTTTATACCAAATACGCTGGCAACTACAAGTATCCATAAATTTGTAAACCATTTTGGCAGATTCGAGAAATACTCAAAAAAGATCTCTATCTTCCTCATAGCTTCCGGATCCTCTGTCCACACCGACCAGGCGAGCACAATTATCGGGAGCGTAAGTATCGCAAGGACGATTTCGTCCTTGTAGTCGTTTTGCCGAGCTTCTAAAAGTTTGCCCTGGTAAGTTTCCTCACCTCGGGCCATTTTTTCTGCATGCATAAGCCGTGCATCAGACATCGCCATTTTCGTACGCTGCCTATTTGCATAAAGCTTACTTCCAGCTTGTAATGCTATTTTTGCTAGTCCAAACCAAGCCATTTTATGTCCAAGTTACTGGTTTTTGTGCTCTTGCAGCTCTAGTCCCTTTAACAGGATTTGTATCTTTTACAAATTTTTCCTGTTTAACGGGCTTGTCGTTTCTCCGTGCGTCTGGAGATGCGACTGTTTTTTGTTTAACGTAGTTCCACGCCATTAGTTGCTCCTTCCATTTGTTTTTGGTTTCATTTTTGCAAGTTTAAGACGATTTTCATTCGCCATTTCTTGTTTTTCAATTGAAGTATCTGCTCTAAGTTCAGCAAGTTCTTCATTTTGATCAATTTTCGTTTCTTGAATATCTTGATTCATTAAAGCCTTCATATTTTCTAAATTTAATCGTTTCTCAGCTTCTTTTCTTTTTGCTTCATTGTCAAGAGCTCTAATATCAAGCTCTCTAGCTCTTAATTTAGCAATTGGATCATGGTCAAACTGAGAAGTGACCGCTTTTTCTTCCTTCATGAAATCTTCTGTCATTTCAGCGACCAAAATCGCTTTTCTTGCTTCAATTTTTTGCTGTGTTAACTGCATTTGTTGTTGCATTTGCGGATTTTGTTGCATTATTTGTGGATTTTGCTGTGCTTGCATCTGCATTTGCTTCATTTGTTGCATTTCTTCTCTAAATTCTAATTCAATTTGCTCTTGAGCCATTAAAGAAATGTGTTCCAGGCAATTTTTCTCAACAGCTGCAGTCATCATCGGTGCACTTCTAGCCAAATTAGTCGCCATAAAGTTTAAGTGCGCTGTAATGTGCGCTCTGTGATCTTGTCCAGGAAACGCTCTGAAAGGCATTCCGCCTAAAGCATCAATATGCTCTAACGATGGATCTTTTGGAACCATCTGTGGTTTTGGTTTTAATATTAAATCAATATCTTTAACCCCTAAAGCCTCATACATGTTTCGATACACTTCATATTGGTTGTGCATTCTTGGATTTGAGGCCGCCAATTGCAGTTCCGTTTGTGCGAGGGAGATTCTTTGGGTTTGACTAAAGATATTCGGATCCGCAACTGGCAGAATATCTACTCTGTCATCAAAGTCCGTTTGCATAATTTGCCTTTGGCCTCCAACAACATCGTATGGATATACGGGTGGTAGATAAAGTTTGAAAACCCTTGCTAATAAATTAAATTCTCTTTTCATGGACGAATACAATCTTTTATGTATCGCCGACATGGTTCTTGAACCTCTTTCTAACAGCGCAACGGTCGTGCCCACTGCCGCTTGTTGATTACCCTCACCTACTTGCAGGTCCGCAATAGATGCGAATCGTTGTCCTGCTTGTACCACGACGCCCATAAGTTGTAATAAGGTTTGAGAAGGTTCTTTAAATGGAAGCATCATAAAGGCGTCTTTTAAGTTTCCACCAGGAGCATCTACATCTCTAAATTCCCCAGGTTGGACAGCTTGTGCTTCATCTCTCATTTTAATTCCACGCATTTTAAATCCAGCAGGTAAATTGGATAAAGTTCCTGCATCAAGTAATTGTCTCAACGCAGCCGTTGCTGTTCTAGACAATCCACCAATCATGTGAATAAGGCCAAAGCCGTAAAAGCCTAAGCCAGGTAGAAATTTAAAATGAACAAAATAATCAATTCTTTTCTTTAAGGCATCTTTAACATCGTAATTTCGTCTTACGGATAAAACTTTTCTTGTGCCTTCTTCTAAAGTAACGATGTAAGGTAATTTGATTCCTGTAGGTTCTCCACTCTTTGGATCCACATCTTCAAAGCCTTCTAGATCAACATTCACATGACATTCTAAAATCGTAAACATACGATCGTCTCTGCCTCGTGTTGCTCCTTCTAATTTTCTTTCTTTTTCTTGAAGTTCAGATTCAATTAAATGAGTTGGTGTTATTTCAACGTCACTGTAAAATCCTCCCACTTGTTTTTTTCTTAAATCATTTTCTGACATTCGAATGATATGAATTACAGATTCGCAATCTTCTAGTGAAGTCGCTGTATAAGGTACGACTAAATCATCCGCAGGAACAAACTTGGAAACTGCTCTTTGCATTAGATCATCATAATAAATTTTCTTAAATGCAGATCCTGCAAGAGGTAAATAAAATAACATTTGATCAAAGTCAGACTCATATTCTTTCATCTGATCCATGATCTGCCAGTTCATATAATCTTTAACCCGACCTGCTTGTTGTTCTTTTTGTGGGTTCGGTTTTCCAATAATTTGAGCTCTTACGGGTCCGCCTGAAGGTAGTAATTCTTTATAAGCGAGTGATTGAAATTGAGTTACGGCTTCAGCAAGCACAGGGTGCGTTGCACCGGATGCTCCTTTAAAAGGTTCTGATCGATCATCGTAGTTAAATCCTAAAAGATCTAATCCGGATACGTAAGCTCTTTCCCAATCTTTTCTTGAAGTTTTATAATCTTGATAGTCTTGATAAAGTTTATGTCCTAACGGAGATAAAACATCATCAGGTAAAAGTTCTGCTAAATTAGAAAAGTGTCCTTTGTCGTCTCCAGGATTCACGGCATTTGGATCAAAATTAATATCAACACTACCATCTTCATTCTTTTGAATGTCCACAGGTTCAGTCATCTGTTGAGCAGTTTGTTGTTGCTGCTCAATTTGAACGTCCTTAGGACTAGGTAGTTTTATAGTTTGCTGTACGTTGGGTAACGCTTTGTCTGTTGCCATTAATTTTCTCCGTCTTTACTGTCTTAACAGTATTGTATTTAATATTCAAGCCCCCTGATACCGGCCCACTTTTTGGGGGTACCGTGGTTGTTAGTTTACTTAAGCTTGATCTACTTATCGTCATCTATATCTGGAAGATAGTTGTCATAACCTACTTTGCCGCCTGATTTAAATAAACCTGGACTTTGACCTACATCTTTTATTCCTTCTATAAAAGGAGTTTTTATAGCTTCAACTACTTTACTCACTGCTTTTCTTGGAAGTGATTTTGCTCTTTCTTTTTGAGCAGCTAAATATTTCTCCATAGCTTTAGAGTAAGCTGCTGTCGTAGCTGGATCTTCAAATATAGGTAGTCTTTCAACAGCACTTTCTGCTCCTTTTAAATACCCAGGCATCATTCGTTCTTGTAATTCTGATTCACCTTCTAAACCAGCTTCTGATGCACCTATCACTGAAGCTTGTTTTTCTAATTGTGCTATATCCTCTTGTAAATCAATAAGCTCTTTTGCTTTTGGATCTGCATATTTTGCTAATTCTTCATTGAAAGTTGTACCCGCACCAAAAATGCCAAAAATACTTTCACCTAATAGTTCAGAACCTGTTTTTCCTGCCGCATAACCCGGAGCTGCAAAAGCTAATTCTGCTGCTAGTTCTCCAGCGAGACCTAAAGCAATTGCTCTTGACATAAATTTGGCTGGATTCTTTTTAGCAAGATTCAGGCAACCGGCTACTCCGCCATTTGCTTTTGCACTACAAATCTTACGAGCAATTTCAGTTCCTTCTATTTTTTTAGCGAAGTTAACAGTCCCCTGGCGAAGATCACTCATTAGAGTTTTTAATTGTTTATTGTCTATCTTAGCCACTTGCGCAGCCTTTTTAATAGTCTCTTCAGCGCTAACTCGAGTACCAGCTAATCTCCCATCTAAATCTAAAGCAGCACCAATTTTCTTTAATCGTTTGTCGGCTTCTTCAAAACTAATAGGAGCACCATATCTAGAATCAGCACTTCTATAAAAAGCTTTTCTGACTCCTTCAACTGCTCTATTTTGATCTCTGGTAAGAAGCATCATTTCACCAGGCAATCCACCAAATCCTGTTTTAGCTGTTCCATAAATATGATGTCTTTCCCAAGGATGGGCTCTCCAACCTCCAGGTTTTGTTTTCATAGTCTCACTTATAAGATCGTTAAATTTAGCACCACCTATTTTAATATTTTTTGTGTTTTCAATATATCTAGTTATTTCGGCTCCTTTTGCATAACCAGGGTGTTTCATAATAGAGGCGCCGTCTTTAGCAGTGTGCCCTGCCATATAATATTTTGTACCTTTCCCTGTAGGCGTGTTATCAATAAAGCCAATAATTTTTCCGTCTTTATTTTTAATTCGTTTATAAGTTTTATTCTTTACTTTATTTTTATCTTCGTGTTCAGCAACTCGTTCAAACGATGTAAGTAAATAATTTCTAGAATCAGCATTTAGGCCAGGAGCAAATCGATCAAACCAAGTTTTACCTTCAAGATATCCTTGAATTCTTTTTCCCATCGTTGCATATTTTCCTTTACCTCCAACTTCAGCTAATCCATATTTAAAGCCTTTAGGGTTATCTTTAGTTTTAAAATTCCAATCTTTTTCTGGAACCTCATTTTTAAATCTTTCTTTTACATCGGCAATTTGTTTATCAGTAAGAGGATCCACCAAAGATAATTTATAACCTAACTTAAAAAATCTTTTAGCTCGTTGTTCCATAGGACTATCAACTTTAAAACCATATCTTCCTTTATCAAAATCTGCTTCAGGAAATTGTACTTTTATTTTTGCTTGTTGATCAGGGTTTAAAGGTTTTTTTCGTCCATAATACACGACACCCGGTTCTACGAGGCCGCCGGGTTTAAAGCTAGGGCGATTGATGATAGGATCTGGCGCCGGGCGAGTCAGCCACTTCATCATTTCATTGTATTCGTGAATTTTCATTAAACTCCTAAGATTTTAAC